ATCCAGGCCTTGTCTCTATCCGTCCATATTTATCCATCCACATATTATGAGCTGATGAGAGTTCATTGTCAGCTATCCCAGAGACAGGCTGGGCAGTGTTAAGTCCGCCTATAGGGAGCGGTATATCCATATCAAAAGGGGCCCTGCTCCTGCTACCACTTCTCATTAGACCACCCCATAATCATCATTTACACCACCACCGGAATAATAACCCTTAACGGTGGAATCGTCATATCCAAACGATGATATAAGTTGAAGTAACTGGTTATTCCAGTTACGATATAACTCAGACTCAATAGTAGGCTGTTCCTCATCTCTCGCTATACACCTGAGTACAACAAACTCACTAAGAACATCATCAAACATTTCCGGATAATGTGAATCATCAATAAGGTCAAGAGCCTCCATATTTGGAATATACGAAACAGTATAGACATAATCTTCAGAAGGCTTTGGATAAAACTGTATCTCGTTAAACCCGTTTACTATATATCCTACAGGTTTACCTTCCCTGTCAGTATCAACTACTCTGCCCTTACCAAGTTTTGAAACATACTTCCCATTTATCCTTACATCGGTTATTCTCGTAACATAATTAGATAGAGTTATCCGATAATTGTCAGAATAGATTACACCTGTCTCCTTCTCTTCTATTAACTCAGGAGCGTGAAGGGTAAGGGTGTTTCTTATTGTCCTGTCAGCCTCGTTGAGATATACCATTAATTCAGCGTCTGAAAAATTAACAGAATCAGGATCGATAATCTTATATCTCACTCTTTCAAGAAGAGTGGTTACGGAAGTGGCCATTCCTTCACCTCCAGAAAACAGGGGCAGGCTAAAGGCCCACCCCTGTATATGTTTATGCCGTAAATGTTATTACACAAGTAGCGTCGGCTACAGCCCAACCACCAATTCCGGTAGTATCAGGATCAGAAACCGTAAGGGTAGCCGTTTCTGAATTCAGCCAGGATGCTGCATCTCCAGCTATTGTAACAGTATAAACACCATTTTCCATGTTTGGAGTTGTATCACTTGGGTCTATTGTGGCAGTACCAGCAGTTGATGTATTTGCTATTGCCAGCTTGATAGGCCCGTTATACCACGTATGAACTTCTCCATTGTTACTCTTGAGTGTTATGGTAACTTCCTGTCCCCACGCTTCAGTTGTAGGAGTAGGAGCAGTAGTTGCGGGGGATACGTCAAAAACGAAATCCCCCTGGAGACCTTTTATAAAGGCCTTCCATATATCGTGATTACCATCACCATTCAAGATATAACTACGGAGGTCTTCAGCACCAGTTCCGAGTGTTATATCAGCCATTCAAATCACCCACTTAATCCTGCTCAGCACTTGCGTACATACAAATAGTGCCATAATCCTCGGAATTAAATACGGTCTTTTTGAAACCATAGATAAGTCCGGTGGCAACACCATAGCTGTTTCCATAGTCAAAGGGTTTCTCTCTCCAATACGGTTCCTTGGCTATAGCGTAACATCCAGCCTGCTGTCCAAGAAGCAGATTCCTTGCAACATTAGCACTTAAAGCACCATCAGTTGCAGTATACACACTTGGATGCTCGTAGATGATAAGCCCATCCCATACAACCTCAGCACCGGTAAAGAGAGGATTATCGGAACCCCTCCACCATGCATTGTTAAGAGCTGCCATAATAGGAGAATTAGCTTCAGCCTTCAGATCACGGAAACAGAAGGGATGAAGAACCACTACATAGTACGGTTTACCCTTGTACTTAATAGGTCTTATCTTTGGGCTTGCAAGCTGTGCCATCCTCTTTGCAGTACCAAGATAACCACTTGTTACAAGGTCAGTATTATCAAGAGTACCCACACTCGAATTGGTAGCAGAACAAAACAGCTTCCTGTTTGTAGAGGGAGAAGTCCCAAAAGTCTCAAACATCTCGTCCTGTATCATTTCAGACATCCACGTTTTGAGCTTGGACTTTGCGTCAGCCCTCATATTATAGGTAACCTTCTGCTCATCCTCTTCACCTTCAAGACGAACAGCGTTCCTTTTCTGTGCCACGGCTACCGGCATTTCATAACTGGAAATTGCCTCTTCATTTCCTTCAAGGGTATTATCTCCAGTTACACCACTTCCACTCAGCTTGGTAGTAAGACCAAAATGAATGGTATCACCTTTGTTTTTAGTAAGGACAGTGTTCTTCTGGATTATCGAATCTGCACCTTTCCCGATAAATCCATTAGACTCAAAGAACATCTCATCCTGTACATCTTCGTATAACTCTTTTGCCCATATTTCAGCCTGTAGAGCAGTAATTGTACTTGTTACAGCCATTGTTTTCACTCCTTAATGATGTATTTTTTCTCCCCCATCATTACGGAACTATTTCATAACCAGGAATTTCACCGTCTTTCAATGCCCGTTGCTTCAATTCCTCGGGCCAATTAGAGTAATTTGAAAGACTGAGTTTCTTACCCTTGCCTGGGCTTCCTCTGTTTATCCCATCCCCACGTGGCAGATTATCCATATTTTTTACTTTCTCGTTATCCTTCTGGACTTTCTGTTTTCTCTGAGTCTCCTGTTCCTCCTGCTGCTGACCTTGTAATTGCTGGTACTTGTAAGCACTGCCAATTATATACGTCATTTCAGCCGGGTTTGGAGAACTCATTATCATGTTAAGGACGGACGGATCACCCTGCCTTGCTTGAGCGTCAGCATATTGTATGACTGGTTTTGTTATCTCTTCATAATGCTCATTGCCATACTTGGCTCTTGCCTCTCTCTCTCTCTGCTCAACAAAGGTAGTCAACTGTTCCTGTTTTTCACGAAATTCTGTTCTTTGTTTGATGGGTTCAACGCTTTTCTGTATTTCCTGTCTGATCATAACCTGGAGTGGATCAAGGTCTTCCTCTTCCTCTTCCTCCTTGTTTTGATCTTCTGTTTTAACTTGCTGGTTCTGTTGCTGATTCTGTTGCATCTGCATCTGCAATTGAATCATCTGCTTCTGCAATTCCTGCAACTGCTTATCCCTCTCCTGCCTCTTCCTTCTCTCTTCTTTTAAGGCCTGGAGTGGTACAGATTTCTGTTCCTTCTTTTCTTTTTCTTCTTCCTCATCCTCTTCTTCGTCGTCGGAACCTTCTTCATCCTCTTTCGGTGGGACGTCACCGGATGGTTCCTCTTCTTCTTGGGTATGATGCGAATCTTCCTCTTCAGACTCAGGCTCGGGATTATCTTTGTTTTTGTCTTCTTCCTCTTCCTCTTCCTCGATAACTCCCTTTTCACGGGCTACGTCAAGATATTTCTCGTGCATATCCTGTGGAACACCTTCATCTTTAAGGCCCTTAATAAACTCTTCCCTTGTATATTTTTCCTGTTCAGCCATGAGCTTTACGACCTCCTGTCGAAATTTTTCACCCTTAACGCAGGTGACACGTTAGATATAACTACGAACCCACTGTGAAAAAATATCATCACATTTCTCGGCAAAGAACTTCTTTCTATCCGGTTCAAGATCGTCAAGAGACATCCTGACCGCTGTCAGGGCACCATCCCTGTAAAAGCCGAGGAATACACGCTTCTCATGATTAAGCCCCCACTTAAGCTCCTTGAAGGCAAACTCTCTTACATTCAAATCAGTATCCTTATACTTTCGAACGAGTACATTAAACACTCGCTGTCTAAGTTTTAAATCCTCAATTCTATCCATTGGTATTACCCCTCCCTCCAGGGTTCCTTTGTGCTGGCCCGCCAGGCTGTCCAGGTGGAACCTCACTCTGATTTGCAGGTTGCATCTGCTGTTGTGCAGCTTGCATCTGCATCTGATACCACTGTTTTAACTCTTCCTTATGAGAAAAATCATAAGAATCTACAATTATATGGGGTGGTATCTCTACCCCAGCCTTACGAAGTTCAAGTAATGCATAGTATTCTGCTGCTCTCTGCGATGGAGTAGCAGGAGAATCGGTTATTATTACATCAAAGTCTGCAACAGAAAGATCATTCAGTACTCTCTCCACTGTCTGTGCAAATGGATTTCCAAATGGCGTAAGTGGAATATTGGGTCTATCCTGAACTCTCTGGTTAACAGTAACAGTTTTCTGTTCTCCATTCGACGTTGTAATCCTCATAGTCTTTTCCTCTGTAAAATACTGAGGAATAAGTCCCGGCCTACCTCTTTCACCCCAAAGTATACGGACAACTCTCTTTTCAGTATCCTTTAAATTGTCAAAAAGATCCGCTATCTGTACAACAGCCTGTTTCTGACGTAACTCTATAGCCCTTCCGGAGGTACTTGCAGGTAAGTCAACAGCCATCATAGCTTCATTTATACCACTGATAAATTTGATATCATCTGAATATAACTTATCGAGTTCAAATATTGTAGATGGTATAGAGTCAGTAGCCCATGGCTCTGGTTTTTCTCCTGAGTATTCTATACTTACACCAGGAGTTGAGCCCATATCCTGCAATTTTCTCTTGTTATTGGCATCAAGTGACCCTACACGATGGAACCATCCACGGTTTGCCATCTTGTTAATCATATGCAGGAACTGTGACCTTCTCTTGTTTATCTCTCTCTGAGGATCAAGAAGATTTTTAACTATTCCAAAGGGACTTTCACCTTCACCATCAAAAAAGGCATTGTATGGAACTATTGGGATATATCCATGTTTATATGGAGAATCCAAATCCTCCAGCATTATATGCCCACAAAAAGAGGCTACTTTAACCTGATCCTTTGGTATCCTTCTTTTTTCGAGCATATCAACCAATTCCTGATTGTCTGAAAATGGAAGGTCCTTTTTCTTTTTAAGCTTACCCTCATGAAGATACCTTGTTTCCTTACCTTTTTCCCTATACCATATATTTACAAGTCTTACCTTCTTGGTTGTCTTGTCATAATCAACTACAGGATCGTATAACTCATCCCTGGTAGTTGCCCTTTCCTGACCTTCCTCAATCTCATCCCATCGTCTTATCATCCCGTTTATCTCATCTTCATATTCCGGGAACTGTGCAATAATATCATCCTTGTCTACCCATCTTGCATTGGCAACAAAGTTAGCATCGTCTAACAATGGATCACGAGACTCAGGATCAACATATACATCAAATGGAGAAACGAAATCTATCTTTATCTCAGGTTCAAGGGTATCATAGTTCATTTTTACATGAGGATAAAAGTAAGCCCTTCCTGACACTATCCCATGCTTGAATACACGGGCTTTCTTTTTCTGATAATCCTCACGATCAAGAATATATTTAGTTATGCCCTTGCAAAGGTCAGCATATTCCTGATCCTCTCCACCTCGTGGCCTAAAATCTGGCTCGGTTACATTAAGCTTCTGGTGGCCAGAGACAAGGTTAATCAATGGCAATATCTTGTTTATAGTCAAATGAGGACGATCCTGGGAATCAAGTTTTTTTACTGCACTCTCATTCCACTGTTCACCCCACAGGAAACGGAAACAAGTGTAAGCCTCATCTTTCCATTCTTTCTCATGATCAAAGGCACTTCTAAACCAGCTCCTCAGCTTATTAAGCTTTACTGTATCTTGTTCAGTGCTATCCTTACTCTTGGTTTCAACATCATTTACCGGCATTTACTCACCCTCTTTCCAACCCGGCCAGCTCACTTTTTAAAGTCAAAAGGATGGATATACTTGGAGAATATATAGGCATTGTATTCGTCAATATCCTCAAGATTAAACTCACTATTCTCCAGTTCGTTACCAATTATATCCAGATAGCGATCATATATACTGCTTATCTTGCTTTTAAGCTCTTCAACGTCACATATCCCTGGATATTTGGCTGCTTTGGGCAACTTTATACTATTATATGGAGAATCATCTACACCCTCCAATTCACACATTATGGTTAA